CTCTTTCAATGTGGGAAAAGCATAAATTGTGGTAGTATGAGCGCACAATCTCAAGATCAGCGTGACCAGTTCAAATCATCCCTGTCGGCCCTTTTGACTAATGCGGAAGAGGAATACGACCTCGACGTTTTCGAGTTACTTTCGTTATCCGTGGAGGGTTTGAACCAGTGGATGAACGAACCCGTACTGGAGTTTACGTTGGATTTCGAGCCTGACGAAGACCCCGATAATACAACTGATTGATTTGAACCCCATACTGTAGTTGACTTAGATATATGGCTCAAGACACCAATTTTACCCTGACCGAAGATCAGGAAAAAGACCTTCTTGAATATGTGGAGAAGCGCCTTGGCGAGTTAGAGACGGACAATCAAGAGCGGATTGACTCCGATAAGTTGTCGTGGGACACCTACCACAACATTCGGAGTGACAGGCAGATGCCTGACACTATCTTTGAAAAATCCAACCTGTCGGTCCCGTTGACCTCTTTGGTAGTCGATCACTTCGTGTCTCGTGCCGAAGACGACATAACTGGCACGGCTCCGTTCTTCAAGTTCGACGCTCAAGGCCGTATGGATGCGCTTCCTGCCGAAGACTATGATCGGTACTTCAACTGGAAGATGGAAACCGTGGGCCACATGAGGGAAGTGTACGAAGAAGCGTACCTTCAGATGTTTGTGCAAAGAGCTTGTATAATGAAAGCCACGTACAAGAACGATTTTACCGTCTACTTGGATAAAGAGGCTTTAGTGTTGTACCCCATTGGTTCCGACGAACCCGTGGTACATCCTGAACTGGGTTTGATTATTCAGGGGGAAACCGATCTGACGCAAGTCGTAGACCCCGCCACACAGATGCCCATAACGGTATTGTCCGAAGACCCAAGCTTTATAATCGACCCCCGTGCAGTAGAGTTTAGGCCTAGCCCCGACGGGTTGGAGATGGAAGCAGTCCACTACAGAGGGCCGAAAGCCGTGTGCGTTGACTACGACCGATTCTTGGCACCTTCGTCCTGCCTTACCCTCGGTGAGGCTGACTTTCTAGCCGAAAAGTACGACAAGCCACTGTCTTGGGCCGAAAATATCTTCCTTGAGCGCGATTTTTACGGCTTCGATCAGTTTGTAAATGCCGTTCAAGCTTATTCGGCTGACGCCAAAACCGAGGGGTTCCGAGAAGACGATAACTTTGAGAACCTTGGGTTCGACAAGGACAACGTAGTTCTCCCTATCGTGGAGTGTTGGATTAAGCGTGACGTCTTGGGTAAAGGCTACCCTCAAGAGTTTGTGGTTTTCTACGAACCCCAGACCAAGAAGGCCGTGTACTACGAATACGTCGCCAAGATAAGCCCTGATAAGAGAGTCCCGTATACTTCGGTCAGTATCGGCAAAGACCGCTCTCGTTGGTGGGGGCCAAGCCTCCCTGAGCGGATACTTAGCTTTCAAAACTTTGTAGACAAGCAGTTCAATAGCCAAGCGTACCGCAATGAACTGGCCGCTAACCCACTGGTCGGTGTAAATCCTCAGGCTCTGGAAGAGGAACCTGACGACGTGGAAATGTATGCAGGAAAGGTATATACGCTCAAGGATGGCTACTCCATGCGTGAGTTTGCGTCAGCTATCGAGCTACCCAACTTGGATGCCCGCACTCAGGATTTAATTGATTTTGTAGTTGGGTTCATCCAACTGTGGTTGGGCGTCAGCAACATGGCCCAAGGTGACTACCAAGCCCTAGCTCCTGCCAATACCGCAACGGGTGTCGAAGCCACGCTGAGGGAGGCGAGCAAAATAGGCCGTCGTTGGATGAGGCGTGTGGTCAAAGGCATTGAGGAGAATCTTGAAAAACTCGTAGCCATTAACGTAGCCACCTTAGACCAGAAAGAAGTTTTTGAATACATGGAAGGTGAAGTCAGGTCTTTTGCGGAGCTAGACCCCAGACACCTTGAGAATCTAAACATAAACGTGTCGGTAGAGTTGTCTCAAAACCAAGGACAACGAGCCATTGAACGGGCTGACTTGGCCCTCAAGACAATGGACAGGTATTTTGCGTATCCTCCTGAGCTTCGGCCTTTCGTGAAGCCCATGATGAAACACATCGTACGCGCTTTGGGCTACGAGAATGCCGATGACTACCTACCCGAAGAAGCCCCCGATGTGCCGAGGGATGAAGCAGGCGCCCCCGTTGACGGTAACTCTCAGGCGTCAGCGGCCGTTCGGGGCATGGGTAACTCTAACCAGACTGGGGCCAACCAGTATCAAGAAGGGACAGGATGATTGCTAAAGCCATAGGTAAAGATTACGGAGATGACGACGCGCTTATTCGCATCAAGCAAGTTGTAGCGATGGAAGGCTTTGCTATGGTGCAACATCGTTTCGACGATCATATGGCAAAAATTCTTAATAAGATGCTGAGTGAAAAGACCTCCCCAGAGGAGACCCTTGCTCTCAAGTCCGTATACAATCTAGCGTCGAGCGTTTCGCCAATGGCGTTGTGCGAGCAGTTGATCGCCATAGTAGAAGGCAGTCTCAGCAAAAACACCACCAAAGGATTGGTGATTACCAAGAAATCAAAAAATGGCAAAACGACGCATAACTAGGTCAGGTGATCGTGACCCCTTTGCGGGCAACGCCTTGCAAGGTGCCACCCCCAGAGGCACGGGCAACCATCCCACTAATAATATACGTAGTGCGCGCTCCACTAGGGATGCGTATACTACCCAGATTACTCACGGTGGCCAACGAGGCACGGTGACGCTACCCCCCGTTCGACACCAAGAGGTTGCGGGGTCTCACGGAAATCGGATGACTATGACTAACACAATGGATACCGTGGGGCATGGAGGCTATCGCCAACGCCTAGTTAATGAAGCTAATAAACGCTTTGGTACGGGTCACCAGTCTCTGGCTCTCCGCAATGAGTACATCAATGCGGGTATGGAACGCCACCACGAAGCGTCCATAGAGGCCAAACGTAGAAAGTATCCAAGATGAAAACTAAAAAAGTCTCGCAACTCAGTGAGGTTGATCCAGTATTGGACACCGACGAAGTTCTAGTGGCTAGGGGCAACGAGTTGTTCAAGGCAACTGTTGAAAACTGGCCCTTTGACTCCGAAACCTTTGCCACACGTGTCAGCTTAGGTAATTTTGAAACCGAGGCAGTCAGCCTGTTCTCTACCAAAGTTAGTCTGGGCAATTTTGAAACTGAAGCCGTTAGTCTGTTTGCTACCAAGGTTAGTCTGGGCAATTTTGAAACCGAGGCAGTCAGCCTGTTCTCTACCAAAGTTAGCGTCAGTGCCTTGGACACCAAGCTCGTATCAGTTTACGCAACCAAGACCAGTCTTGGTTCTAGCAAGAGCGCGTTGGAAGCATTGATTGATCTGCGGGCCGTAACGGATGATCCGACCTTTACTACGAAAATCACCACACCCGAAGTCACGTCAGGTAGCTCGCACCTTAAAATAGGTAGTGATACTAATGACTTGTTTGTCTTCTTGGCAACTGGTGGGACAACTGCGGAGACTTTGCAAATTACACGTCGTAGTAGCGGTGACGTGAAGTACACGGCCAACGGTGGCACGGGTGCGCACGAGTTTACAGGAGATGTCAAAATGGCTGACCTGCCCACATCCGACCCCCAAGTTGAGGGAGCCTTGTGGAATGATCTTTCCGATGACATAATGAACGGAACACTCAAGGTATCGTCGGGTTGTGTCCAAGCACCTAGCTATGTTCTCCCCTCGTCGGGCAATGACGGACACCCAGATAACTATACCTATGCCGAAGAGGATCGGCCTTTGGTCGTTTCCCTCTCTACCCAAACAATCAACGGGGTGGAATTAACAGAAGGGAAGGCTTTCAAGATAAAGAAGTACAACACAAGCACCACTTCTGCCGACTTGGTCACAGTCGATGGCGACAACATCGGGTGGTCAGGCAACAGAGGCGTAAAGTGGGAAATCTTGCAGTGTGGATGATCTATGGATTTTACTCATTACATATATGTCGGCCTTGGGGTCGCAGTATCCGTTTTAGGGTTTTTCCTGAAACGGCTCAAAGAAGAAGTAGACGTGGTTAAGGCTAGGAATGCCAGACTGGAAATAAACCAAGCTCGCAACCACGAAAAGATCGTCAACCTAGAGAAAATTTCCGAAGACCGCAGACGGGACATCCAAAACATATTTAACAAATTAGACCGATGAGCCTTAAATTAGACGAGAACACTCAGGTAAAAGCCAATGCGATGTTCATGTTGAAGACCATCGCCTTTGTCGGCAGTGCCGTATGGTTGGTCGCTGAGTTTAAGGCTGACGTGCAAACACTGCATACGGATGTGATTCGACTGAATCAGCAGGTCGAACTCAACAGTGAGTTTAGGATCAAGTGGCCTCGTGGCGAAATCGGGGCTTTACCTGCTGACGCCACACAGGACATGAACATCGAACATCTTAAAAATAGAGTCGATAAGCTAGATGCTCATGTTGATAGCCTGCGATACAAAGGAACCGATAGGATAGACTGATGTTTGAGTTACTGACGCTATTCTTAACTGGCGGTGGGTCGGCCGCAATGGGCAGTCTGTTGAAGGGTGTCTTCGGCATTATTAACGATTCTCGATCCGCTAAACATGAAATGGAAATGGCTAGGGAGTGCCGAAACAATGAATTTGCTCTTAAATTTCAAGAATCGCTTAACAGTGGTGACAATGGCGCTTTTACTAGGGCTACAAGGAGGATGCTCGCTCTCATCGGGATGGGGACGTTCAGCTTCGTCACCTGTGTCACCACCGTCTACCCGTCAATTCCACTCCTTACAACTTCGAGCCTTGCAGGAGAGGGCGAAAGGTCGTTTTTATTCGGACTCATCAGTCTTCCAGCAAGCTCCTCCCCTATGGTCGTTACCACGGGTTCCATAAGTTTATTTTCCTGTTCCGTCGTGCTACCCATGATAATTGGGTTTTATTTCACACCTGGCGGAAGGCGTTAATCATCAACAACTTACATTATTATGAAATTAGGAGCTACAAAAAGAGGCCCACGTCAGCGTAGGCAACTCACTGATCGTGCCGTCGTCAAGGAAGGCGTCATACGTCAATCTACAAACAATCCGCTTCCCCCGAAGGAAGCCAAAACTGAGGAGAAACAATCCAATGCCGAAGAACCAGTCGTACAAGAACAAGATGTTCAAGAAGAAAGCGGGAGCGAAAGCAACCAAGGCCAAGAAGAAGAAAGGGTTCGTCCCGTTCAAGAAGAAGAAGAAGACGAAGGCCAAGGGGAGGAAGCGTAAATAATGCAACCGCTTGCGCTCTCAACGAAAATTTAACAACTTACTGACATGGCAGACATTACACCAGTACAAGCTCTAGGAGACGGTTTTGTTCAAAAGACCGCTAGTGGTGCAGGCGAGATCACGGGTCTTGAAGCGAGTGAAGATTACTTGCTCATTAAGATGGGTGATCTTTTGCCTGCAAGTGAGCTTACCACAAGTGAAGCTGATGAAGCTACGGGTAACGGTTCCAAAGTTGTTTGGGCCTTGCTCAAAACCGCTTGCGATAAGGTCAATGCATTGGACTCCGACGATCAACCGACTCGCATGACGCTTTACGAAGGTAGCTTTTCGACCAACGCTGACGACACTGTGTCTCGCACTTACACTGCGACGTTCCAGTTCGTCACTGGCGATATAGCTGACGAAGCGTAAATACAACCGCTTGATCAAGACTACTCCGTGCTTTACGGTGCGGGAATATGACAGATCAAGAAGACCAAGGCGCGGGAAACCCGCCTGACTCTAACGAAGAGCTTAATTTGTCCGAGTTGTCTACCGAGGAGCTAGAAAAGCTTCTTGCGGATGGCGACCAAGACAGTGATGCTCCTGAAAGCACGGAAGCGCAGGCCACAAGCGAGGGCGGTGAAAAAATCCCCAAGCAACGGCTAAGACCTAAAAACGACAAGGACCAACAGGTTCTCGACTTGTATAAGTCCGAAGGTTTTGAAGGTTCATTCCAAGACGCTACCAAGGTAATATACGGAGACAACACACCCGCCAAAGAGCAACCGAAGGAGGCTGACGCCCCTCCCGTTGACCCTGAAGCGAGCAAGGTGGAAGAATTGCGTAACGAAGTTATCGCTCTGACCCAAGAAGCCGACCAGTTGGCCGAAGAGATGGAAACATCCAAGGCTCTGGCCAAGCAGAGGGAAATCCAGAAAAGGGAACTAGAAATCCTTAAACTGGAGCAGAAGCGCGAAAACGAAAAGTCTACGCAACGCCAAGCCGAACTGGACCAGTTCAGGATGTCGGAACGGGCATCGCAGGACAGGGTCTTTCAGCAGTTCCCAGTACTTGCCGACCAGAATAGCACGGAAAGAAAGCAATTTGAGTCGTGGGTACAGGAAAAGCAGAACGATCCCGAATACGCTCCCGTTTTCCAGAGTCCTAAGTGGACCGAACTACTTGTTGGGGAGTTCGCTGACAAGCACCTTCCCAAGCCAGTAGAGGCCAACACCGCACCGCCTGCCCAGAACAGGGCTAGGCTTCTGACTAGCGCCAATAATTCTAATACTAATTCAAATCAACCAAAAGTTACTGCTGACCAAATTCGTCAAAACATCGACAACTTAGACAGAGACACTCTTTTTAAGCTACTCGGTTAAACCGCTCTGAGCGGTTAGCGAAATGCGGAAAGCGACACCGCTCTGAGGAGGAGCAAATATCATGGCATTACCATCAAATTCAAATATCGGACAATCAGTTTCGACACCGTATCTCGACCTGCCTAACGCAACGGACTGGGGGGGACAGGACTCAACTCTCAAGCCAGAGATTTGGTCCGAAGTCGTCAAACGTGACGCTCGTGAGAAGAACATCTTCAAGGACTTCATGGGCGACGAGGGTTCCAACAAGCCCATCAGCACCAAGCGCGATCTCAGCGCAGGTGGCGCGGCCAGTGTGACCTTCACGACCACCACTCCCATCCGTGGACAAGGCGTCATGGGCGAAGACAAGCTCAAGGGCAGTGAAGACAACCTTCGCTTCGGCACCTTCGGAGTGGACGTTGACCTTCAGCGTCACGCTATCGCTTACACTCAAGTGCTTCAGCTTCTGCGCTTTACTGGCAAGACCCTCGACCAACTCTCCGTTGAGTTGATGTCCGAATGGTCCGCTCGCAAGCAACAGGACGACTGCATGGCCGCTTTTCGTAACTTCGCCATTGCCGACCAAGCCAAGGCTTCCTTCGGGAGCGACAGTGACAACATCACCGTTATTGCGGCCAACCTTGACACCGATGACATTGAGGCTTCCAAGCTCAAGCTTATCGGACAAGGCGCTCAACCTATGGGTGTTGACTCTGACTACAGTGGTATCGACGTTCCTCAGTATCTTTTCTTCGGACCTAAGGGCCAGTTGAAGTACCTGAAGGAAGACTCCGCTTACTCTGACGCCATCTACTATGCCGCGCAACGTAGCGACTCCAATGACTTCTACAAGGGCAAGTTGCCAATGTGGGACAACAACGTCATCCACGCTCACGACATCGTGTTGGATACCGCTGAGGGCCGTCAAGGCAGTCCGTTGTCTCCCATCGCATTCGTCGGTGCGGTAACTGGCACGGCAGGAACGCAGGACATCGAAGGTGGTGGACAGTACGGCAACAACGAGAATGACTACTTCGCTAACTTCCTTGGGTATCCCTTGAAGTTTACCAGAGCCACCTCGTACGCCAACGACTACTCGGCCAGTGGCGACAGCACCAGAACTTATCACTTCACGGTGTACAACACGGTCAACCACGAGTGGGATTGCTATTCCTACCAGTCCGCTGACTTCACTGGGGCGCATACCATCAACGCTACGTTTGTTAGCGGTGGGGCCAATGACGCCGCAGACGGAACTGTAAGCGCTCCTCGCGCAATGCCCGTCGGATCAATCATCTACCAGTCGGATGATAACGGTACGCCTATCCAGTTCTCACTGCACATGGGTGGTAACGCCTTGTACTACGCTACTGGGGCCATCGAGAACGAGCCTATCTACCATTACGACGACTTCGCTACGTCGGGTGGACGCGCCCACCTCACTGCCACAGGTATCCAGTCCATCCGTGGTCTGGGAGTGTACCAAGACACCCTTGGCCGATTCCCGAACTTCCAAGTCATCCAGTCTTGGGGTTCGCTTGCGGGGGTCAAGCGGGTCACGGGAACCTGATTCTCACTCATCCACATACCTTCCACGAAGTGTCCCGCTCCGTTATTCGACGGGCGGGACACTTTTATATTAACAATACGCACCCAAAAACCTAATGTCCCAACATACTAACAAGCTACCATTCATCGTTAAAGCCATGCGTTCCGTTTCGTCCCACAACAAGCTGACGCTTCGTTTGGGCCACAATAAACGTATTGAGTTTAGCCAAATTGACACCCCTCAGGGTCGAGTATTGGGCTACCAACCAGAGTCAGCCGATGAGGTCGAGGCGATATTCAAGTCCACGATGTCGCCCAGTTGCCGTACCCGTCTTTCCGTCGTTCCTATCTGGAGTAATACGAGTGAACCCGAACTGCTTAAATACAATGGCTTGTCCAAAGACGATCTTATGGGATTATGTGAGGAGGTAGGGATTAAGACACTGGATTCTGACACGGTGTCCTCAATGAAAAGATTACTCGATGCGTACAACTTAGGAATGACCGATGGCTGATGGAGACTTTAAGGATTTACAAGACCAATTAGGGGCCATGATGGGCGCGGAAGACGCGCTCGACCTTCCTGCGGTAGAACTTAGCCGAGTTAAGAAAGTAATCAATCAAGCCTACCGTGAGTGCTACACACCTGTAGACGGCTTTCGTCCCGACTGGGCCGTGGAGATGGCTCAAGTGACTTATTTGGGGGAAGTTTCCATTGAGGCCACGTTGACCGAGGGTTCTAGTGAATTCACGTATACGGGCGGTGAAGCACTGACTGCCGATCACTCTGGCAGTATTGTCTTTGGACTAGACTCTCCAACTATGCTTGCATCCATAGACCCGCTGACGCTGACAGGGACCATTGTAGGGACTTCTGGAGTTACTGACACGGTTACGCTTACAATAAACGTCAACTCTCACCGCATACCCGCACATTTCGTAGATATCGACGGTATGCCCGAACGATTAGGCTACGGTTTGTTGTCACCTATGATGGGGTACATGGACGAGGTTCGATATCGCTCGCTCATGTCCACGGATTTTGCACCCAAAGGCCGATTTGGTATATCCAAGTCTCCACGCTACCTACCCAGTGGGGACGAGTACGACTTCGGTGATCCCATTTTTTACTATGTCGATTCTACAGGCTTTCCCGCACAGGAAGACATTCGTTTGCGACTGGTCGTGTACCCGCTACCAAAGTCCGAAGTGGTTGTTAACTTACGGGCCAACGTAATTCCTCCCTCGTTAACCGAGGACGACGCCGTGCCTCAACTACCCGCTAACGTAGTAGACGATGTTCTTCTACCCATAGCTCGTTGCAAACTCGCCATGATCGACCCACGATACAACTCGCAAAACGTTAAGTTTCTTGTGACCGACATGGAGGAAGCCCGCAAAAGACTTCGGTCCCTCAGTAGCTCGCAAAAACATCGTCAGCGTACAATCCGCTTGCGAAGCGGTTACTGACCATGCCGACAAATCCAAACCTAAAGCCCATAGGGAGGCCCGTAGTCGAGAAGGCTACCAACGGCCTTCGTAAGATCACACGAAGATACGTCGTTCACGGGCCGTCAGCCTCGGAACCCCTGATTGAAAGTCAGGTATTTTTAGATTTTTGCACTACCGACGAGGAGTTTACTAACGCCTTTCTCGTAGAACAAAAAGTGGATGGCGGGTTGGAGACCGCTTCAACGACGCTGACACGGACGTACTTGGAGGTTAACGACACCCCTGTTGAGATAGGTAAACCGTTCTACAAGCGGGACGCGG